TTAACTTCCTAAGACCCTATTATATATATCACCATTACGATAGTTGGCCGGTGATACTTCCTTAAATACCTGCATGATTTCAAAACGTAATTCTGCATGATAAGTTTCTGGTATTTCTCGACTCAAACAAATCTCTCCGTGAGCAGGATTGTTCTTCTCGGCAGTATCATAGAGACATAAAGCACGCTTGCTTTCAATTGTTATGTTTCTTAGATCACTGCAATTTGCGATTAAGACCCTATCCCAAGAACGTTTTCCATCGCCTGAGGAAAGGAAATTAGAAACGAATCTTTCTATTTCATTATGTGGAGCTATTGTGTCTCGCTGTACCGAGCAACCGCGGCTAAATACATGGCTGATAATGTTTGGTTTTATTTCTCCTGTCTTGGAATTTATATGCATGGGAGAAAAAACAAATCTAGCAATCTGTTCTGTGCTACCTATAGGCGAACTTGAAAATTCGCTCATCTTTTGAAATTCGCAACAGCAATCAGGTGCAGCAGCAAATATTTTCTTAACCCTATCTGGATCGCTGGATGTAATTGTATGGATATTAAGGCAATTATATTTCTTTCTTGCTATCCAATTTATTAGTTTTTTAAATATTGATAAGTGCTGAAAATACATCTGGAATTTTTTGTTGGTCGAATGAAAGAACGCCTTTATGCTTGTCATTGTTATTTTTTATAAAGTATACAATCCGTCCATCACCAAGGAACTCCAGATCTGCGTATAGATTTTTGTCGTCCCAATAAAGTGATACAGTACCTGTAGCATGGAGCATTGGTTCCGGCATATCAGCAGAGTCTTTAATTAAAACCATTAAAGAAACCGCGTTTTCAATAGATTTATTAATAGGCGCTCTTGCGCCTTCTCCGTCCCAATCTTCATCAAGAAACTGCCACTCCCTTAATTCGCCAATAATCTTTTCTACTTCTGTGGTTTGTCTATTTTTATCGTAAGAATTAATTAATTCAGTGCTAACGCCAGAAATAAACGTTCCAGAAAGTATGTGGGGCGCGTCACTAGAATTATTCTTTGATGAAGAAGCAATCTTTTGATCAAATATATTAAGAGTTGTGGGTGGAATGCCACTTAGCGACATAAAAATCTTTGCGGCTGCTATAGCAGTACCCACTATAGCAGTACCCGCTATAGCAGTAACCTCTTTAGCAGTAACCTTTTTAGCGGTAACCGGTGCAGTTGTAGTAAGTGGAATCGTACTCATGGGTTTAAAGCAATCCTTTTGCACATATTTTCAGTAATTAATTCACTTATAATTTTTTTACCAAGAACATGCATACTCTGCATATGATCATCTATTGCTTTATTTGGTTCTATATCAGTTGATAGCGGCTCATAATCAGGCTGATTGAAATGATCAGCAATCGAAGTGGCAATAGCAATTGTTCTTCTAGGTTTGTCGTCATGTAATTCATCTAAGCAATCGACATTAACATTCACCAATCTCTTCGTGAAATTATCGAAACGAATAAAAGCACCGGTATGGCTGTGCCAAAGATCTTCGACTCCAAATATGTGTTGACTGACATATCTCGAATTATTTCTAAGTAACAACTCTGGATTACAAGTAGCTGGCGAATCTTTCCAGATAAATTTATCAATATAATTCAAATTAATAGAATTCAAAAAATTCGAATCATTTAAATAGTAAGGGAGAAGTTCAATAAAATATCTTGTGCACTGCTCCCAAATTGTTGCCCATCTAGTATAACGAGTTGTAATAAATGTTATGGAAGAGCGCTCAATGCGAAGATCACTTTCAATAGCGCCATCCGGTAAAGATTTTGTTCTTCTAACACCAGTAGTGATTACGTTAAGAGGAAGCGCTTGCCCTTGATTTCCCAGGTGTATCTGGATGCCTTGTTCAGTAATATTATTTTTGCCTGGCAACTCATTGTCAAATTCGTTGCTTTTTAATTTGGCATCTTCGAATGAGCTCTCGCTAATTGGGTTTGTGAATTGCAAAATAAAAGCAACCTGTGCAATTGCATGGGCCTCGTGAATTGGTTCAAAACCTTGATTATCATTAGCTAATGTCATATAGTTTCTTTTATCTATTAGATTTAACTAATTTGTTGAATTAATTAATATTAAATTATGTTTAAAAAAATTTGCAGTTCTTAGTCTATCACGGTAGAAAAGTACTGCAAAATTACTCTCTATGTCATTGATATGGCTATTATCAGCTTCAATATGACTACGGCACGAAAAAGGGTTTACTTAAACCTATGCATACTTCCAGTAACCATTATCTATTTCTCCACAGCAATCAACTCATCCAAACCATTGACATAACCAGTACTCCTGCTGCCGTGTTTCAACTTCCACCGCTGATCAATGCTGATTGCAGCTGTGGTGCATTACGGCTACCTCATTAGATTTATTTGCATTGATCTATGTATGCTTCCGAACATACACCAAGCAATAATCAATACATCATATAGTCAGATTCAGGGATTCTGACATGCGTTCCCGAATCTCCCAGTTATCCTTACTCCTATTTGTGGTAACTGGGTCATTTCCTATTAGCATAGAATCCTGCTCACAAAAACTTCACTATCATCAAAATCTTGGTCACAAAAAATTCATAATCTGGTGGTATATTTCAGTTGGACCCTAGCTTCTCATTCACCAGTGGAGCTAATCCCCCGGTTACCTGCCTCCTTAAAGCCTGGGTAACTCGGTTCTTCATTGTAGTTCCTTTCTTAAAGCGCGTTTCCTACCCCATGGGAAACGCGCTTCCCGATTTTTCAGCTTGCCTGCAACTACGCCAAATCCCTTACGCGCTTGCCCTGGCTGTTTAAAACGAGATACTCATGCATAATAAAACTGCTTATTAATAGACTCCCTATTGATTAGGCAAATGGTTTTACTACTTGACCATAGTACTAAGACCGCGTGAAACGAGATTATCCAGTGCGTTTTCACAGGGCGCACTGGATTTTTTTATGCGTTAACCCGGCTGCTTTTCGGGTGGCGTTTTAAGCCAAGCCCCATCAACCCCAGCCCGGCCAGCAGCATGGCGTAGGTAGATGGTTCGGGAATTGGTGCCGGAATTATTTCTGATGGTGTCAGATCAATATTGTCAATTCCGAAGGAATAATACCCGCCGTCAGCCCAAGTCACTAGGCCGGTTTCACGGTATCTATCAATATCAAAATGACCTCTCTCAACCCATGAAATGACGACGCTTTTTAAGTTTTCAAATCCTGTCAGGTTGTAATGGGTAAAGTCATTTCCAATTGTTTTAAGTTCGTTTGGTGTCGTATCCAGCGTTATTGTCTGGCTGATAGTTGATCCATCACTGCGTTTCCCAGTGACCACAGCATCGTTAAATGCCACATCAGTGCGCGATCTGGCAATAGCCAGATCGAAGCTATTAAGAGAAAATGGCAAATTACCAATCTGATTTATTTTTATGCCTGGTTGAAAATACAGATAGTTAGTTCCATTGTATGGATTTGGAGAGTCGTCTTGATCAAATGACGATGATGGTCTAAATTGTCTAATCCCCATAATGTTATTGACGTAAGAAAATTCGGCAAGAGGTTGGGTGCCGTAAGGTTCTATCGTAAAACCATTTAAATTAATAGACCGTAAAAAACTGTGATCATCTTCATACACTGCCCCGGGTATTGGATCCGGAGCAAGGCCATCAAAACTGATTAATGCAGCTGATGCCGAAGCATATCCGCTAATTGATAGAGTAATCGCAAATGTCAGAGATGCTATTGGTATTCTTGTTGTGAGTGTCGAGAGGATTATTTTTTTATTCATTATTGATTTCCTTCCTTATCGTTTATTCAAACGGTTTCAAGTCAAGGACGGCGCCGTAATGCATTTGTTTGCCGTTTACTACGTGCCCGCCTGTGATAAGCGCTCCGCATGTTGTGGTTTGCCCGGTTAATTTCTTTGCGCTGAGTCTTCGACGAAAGCTTCTGGCGTCTTCCCGGTTCAGGTGACCGACTTGCAGGCCGTTGATTTCGACGCGTACCGCTTTATCGTCGTACTCATTGAAATCGTCCGGAATCAAGTGGGCGGTTAATGGTTTTGCTGCTTCATTTCCAACGGTACTGTCAGCGTGTTCGTTTGCTAATTTTGCCAATGCCGGTTGGTAATAGGATTCCCCAACAACTTCAAATTCAAACTCGTTCAGTTCTGGCCATGCAAATAATGTCTCTGGGTTCTCTTGTTTGCGTTGTCGTTTTTGGGGTGCCCGGGTAATCTTGCTTCGGCTGGTTGTTTTGCGGTTTGAGAGTTTTAAGAGGACATAACAGATTGCAATAGTGATCAAGATTATTGTTATGTCCATATTAATTATCCCTTTTTACATTTGCTTGGCTCCGTTTCACACCAATCGCTGGTGTCACTCACCATTTTGTTTTATTACATTCTATGCAGTCCTGAGTGTGTCTTCTAATGCGCTAGTCCATTGTTTTTCTGAGATGATGCATATTTCAGAGCCTGCTTCCTTGTGTTTCGCTGCCTGAATAATCTTGTTGCCGAACGTTGTCTGTACCCAGGCAGGTTCGATCAGCGTTCCGATGACTAAGTAATTAAGTTTTTTAGATACGCGGTCAATGGGCATTGCACCAAGGCTTAGCACGATTCGCTCACAGTTAGCGCGTGTGCCATATATAAAACGACCGGTGAAACAGTAGGACATATTTTTGAAATAGATCGACGGATCGTCATCAATCGGCAGCGCCGGAAAACCAGAGCCTGCCGATCCTGTATCTGTAAATGATGTGCTGGTAAGCTGATAGATTGTTTCGAGAATGTCTGAGCGTTCTTGCTCTGTGATTATTTCGTCTTTTAGTGCGTCCCGGATGCGATTGGCAATCAGATAACCTGGCCAAACACTAGCAACATCATGGAATTCGGTGAGCCAAGTATTTAGGAAATGTATTTCTGTATCATTGATATGGTTATCTGCAACAATCCCTGTACAAATGCCAAGCAGCGTTTGCATTGATTTGGTGAGTTGCCGGTTGGCGATACTACTTAATGCGGCTTTGTTATTCTCTTCGTATCCCATTCCTATCCCGTCTTACATTTGCATGGTTCCATCTCGCACCAGTCGCTGATGTCACTCACCATTTTGTTTTTTCTTTTTCGTTTTCTTCGCGTTGTATTTTTGTTCTGGATGGCTAACAGCATATGTAACAGTTGTAAGCGTGGGTACTTGCTCGTCCGGCGCCTCCAGTGTCATTCCGATAAGATCAATTTTCCCCGGTGTGATTTTTTTCGGATCGATGCTTTTTATCATTGCGATCAGCTTTTCCTGCAGCGCAGCTGGATCATATCCGCCGGGCTGTGTGGCGGTTCCAATTGGAATCACGCTTTTATCCAGCTTTAGCCATTCAATCGGCATATTCCCCATTAGTTGACTGGAATTGATGTTGTACGCCGTAGCTATTTTCTCCACATTCTCGGGGTTTAATGACCTGTGCACGCTGTTCAAAAACCTATTGATAGTAGGTTGTGGGACGCCTGATTTTTTCTCGAGAGAGTGCGCAGTATCACCGTGGATTTTCATCAGCTCTTTGAGGATTACGCGCATTTTTTCGCTCATGTCATAAATGTACGTTGACGTATTGTTATTTTCAAATACGTTTGAGTATTGACATTTAATACGTTGACGTATCATAATCACTCCATGGAAATAGAAATCATGTTAAGTGCGATATCGGCAGGTGGTTTATCCGATGCTGATATTGCTAAAAAAATATCTATCGATAGCGATCAAGTGGCGCCTTCCATCGTTAACCGCTGGCGGCGCGGTATTCATAAGAAAACGACTTTCGATAGATACATCCGGATTCAGGAGCTTTACACGCAGTACAAATCTGCGAAATAGCGCACAGAGTTACCAGAGCCGCGCCCGTTCGGTAGCGTTTAAGCGGGATATGCCGGTGAACCGGTGCTGTAAGTGACGAGGCCATAACTGTCCGGCTGCCCGCTGATTCCTATCAGCAAAACCCGTCAGCGGGTAGCCGGTTTTTTTTGAAGCTTTCTGGTTTTTGGTTGTGATGGTCCCCCTTGATTGCGCGTGGGTTGGTGGAGCTCCCCATGCGCCGGTTTCGGAGGGGCCGGCATGAGGGAACCCGCTGCGTTTTTCTTCCTTTGGCGCAGCGGGATTTTCCGAGTGTGTGCAGGGTAATGTTGCAACAGTTTCGATTTTTATAAAACGGCGTTTTTATCGGAGAAACCGGCATGGCTCTAAAAGACATTATTTATGCGGAAGTGCACCGCTACAAGGGCGGGTGCGATGCGGTGGCGCTGCGGATGCGCGCCATGGGTTTCCCGAAAATGACAGGCGATACGTTGCAGAAAAAGATCAGCACGACGTGCGATACGCATCACTTGCGCGCCGATGAAATGGAAATTTTGCAAGAGATTCTGGATACGGACCGGTTCGCGGTCGAGCTGGCCAAGCAGCGCTTCATGGTGTGCATTCCGCTGGTGCGGTTTTCCGGTGTTTCCGATCAGGAATTGCTGGATCTGGTTTTTAAATCAGAAAAGGAGCGCGGGGAGTGGGCGGCGGCCTGCCGGGATGCGCTGAAAGACGGAAAAATTGATTTGCGGGATATTGAGTTGATTAAGAAACAATATTTTGAATACCTGGCCGCCGATGCCGAACTGATCGCGCGGCTGGAATCGATGGTTAACCCGGCTGAGTTGTTACGTAAATAAGGGCTTGTATGAAAACCAATTTGCAAAAGTTTGAGGCGATAGTTGAAGAGTTGATTGCAAATACTACCGGACCATGCTGTGAGTCATCGGTATTTATTGGGGAAATAAAAGGCAGAGTAATTCGGTTGTCTGTCATGACTAAAAGAGAAGCCGTGGATGTGCACGATTTCGAGGGGTTAAACGAGAACCGTACGTGTGTTGAGTAATAGTCGCAGAGCGTTCGGAGCGATTGAGAAAGGACTGAATATGACACAAATTATTGTTTTCGTGGTTTTTTGGGTTTCTGGGGCGTTTTTTATTGAAATGCTTGCGCTGCCTGCTTGCTCTAGTTCGTTACTGATTTTCCTCGGTACGATTAATTTCATTGTGGCCAATGCGGTCAGTAATCAGTGCAGGTATTGAATAAAGGAGAAAGTGATGGCGATTGAGAAAAAAGAGGTTACGCATACGACGGATCAGGAACTGAAGTTTATCGATAAGTTGGGATTTTTCTCTGAATCCGGTGTGACACGAAAAGAGCTTTTGATCCGGTACATCGCCGCGGCTGAGAAGCGCGCCGATTGGGGCGGGATTGTGCGCGATATGGTTATTGGTTATGCGCACGGCTGTTTGGCTAAGTTGGGGTGATTTAGTGACATAGCGGAGCGCGGCATGTTCTAAATTCGGATATGAAAATAGAGGAAATAAAATGAGTCAGATTATTAGAGTAGAAAAGTTGGCAAATCAGGAAGTTCCTTTTGATGAGATCGCGGAATATTTTGGTCTGAAAAATATTGTTAGAGGTTGGGGTGCGGGGGATGATTTGCCGGAAGATTCGCTGATTATAGTTAATTCCACATATCCAGGCGATGATGCGCTGTTGCTGAAGACAGTTGAATTGTTGGTTTTGAGGGAAAAGGTTCTGCCTGATTTAAAAAGAGACATTGAGAGACTACTTTTGAGTGAGCCATTATTTTGTAAGCGTGATTTTAGCATTAATAGTGTGTTACTTAGTTTGGGGATAGAGAATTGTTCTGGGAATATCCGCCATCTTGTGCATGAAGTTCTGCTGGGGTTCGGCTGTGAACTGGTGCCCAGATCCTACGACCTGAATAGAAAATGGTACAGATTTTCAGTGCCTGATGTTCAGGGTCAGTGATTATGCAGGATCCAATCGTCGCGTTCTCTTCCGCCGCTCGAAAAGCTGGGCTTGAAATTCACGGTGATATCGTTGCTGATGGGAAAATCCACCGCTGCCAGATCGGCGATGACCGGAAGTACAAGAAAAACGGTTGGTACGTGTTGTATTTGGATGGTGTTCCGGCTGGGTCTTTTGGGTCATGGAAGACCGGTCAAACTATTCCGTGGTGCGCTAAAAAAGAAAGCGATTTGACCGCCTCCGAACGTGCGGAGAATAAAAAGCGTGTCGAAGCAGCGCGCGCACTGAGGGAAGAGGAGAAACGCAAGCTTGCGGATGCCGCACGTTTTAAAGCTGAAAAGATTTGGGGACGCGCTGGGAATATCGATGCTAAGCACGATTACATTGCTAAGAAAGGCATCAGGCCGATCGGTGCGCAGCAAATACGCGATTCAGTTGTTATTCCGCTGATGGATGTAGACGGAGCTCTGCATTCGTTGCAGTTTATTTCTAAGGCCGGTGACAAGTTATTTTTGACGGGCGGGCGCAAGCGCGGATGCTTTGCGCTGCTGCCGGGTAAGTCTCCGCTGGTGTTCAACACGGTTTACGTGGTTGAGGGATGGGCTACCGGTTGCAGTGTTCGCGAGGCAGTCGATAGGAATGTGATCGTTTGCTTCGATGCCGGTAATTTGTTGCCGGTTTGCGAGGATATCCGCGGCAAGTATCCAGATGCTGAGATTGTGATTTGCTCCGATGACGATTATCTGACGGAGGGTAATCCAGGCAAGACAAAAGCGTTGCATGCTGCTGAAATGACAGGTGCGACGGTGGTGTTGCCTGATTTCGGCGAAAACAGGCCGGAAGGTGCGACCGATTTTAACGATTTGCATAAGCATTGCGGATTGGGCGCTGTGCGTAAGTCGCTGGAAACCCATGTCGATCCACAGGCTGCTGAGAAAAAAGAGAAATCTAATGTGGTTGATCTTGATAAAGCGCGCCCGAAGAAAGAGAAAAAATCAAAGGCTGTCTCGGTAAAAGATGATCATATCAATTGGGACATTATGTCCGGCATTTTGCGCCGGTATGTGCTGATTTACGGTACTGATACTTGCTACGACACGCAAGAAAACATTCTGATGCAGGTTAAGAATTTTAGGCTTGCGGTTACCAACGATTACGCGAATTTGTGGCTAAAGTCTCCTGAACGGCGGATGATTTTGCCGGATCAGCTGGTGTTTGATCCTACAAGAACATGCGCTGATGAGTGCGTGAATACATTCCTGGGTTTTGCAATGAAGCCTAAAGAGGGGCGGTTCACACCTATTTTTGAGTTGCTGCATCATTTGTGCGCGGAGTCTGCTGATTCCGGTCAGGGTGTTGAGGATGTGATGAATTGGGTGCTGCGGTGGATTGCTTATCCGTTGCAGCATCCTGGCGCGAAGATGCGTTCAGCGTTGGTTTTCCACGGGCCGCAGGGTACTGGGAAGAATCTATTCTTCGAGATCATCACAGCAATTTACGGCCGGTATGCGCTGGTTGTCGGACAGGAACAGTTGGAGATGCAGTACAACGATTGGCAGTCCGGGAAATTGTTTTTAATCGGCGATGAGGTGATTGCTCGGCAAGAGTTGTATCACCAGAAAAACAAGCTGAAATCGTTTATTACGGGTGAGACGTTGCAGATTCATCCGAAATTCATGCCGCTGCGCACGGAAAAGAATCATATCAATGTGGTGTTCCTGTCGAACGAGGAGCAGCCGCTTGCGCTGGAACCTACTGACCGCCGTTGCTTCGTTGTTTACACGCCGCCGCAGCGCACGGATGGGCTTTACGATGAGGTTTCGCGGTGCATCAAAGCGGGCGGAATCGAAGCGTTCTATCACTACCTGCTGAATCTCGACTTGGGTGATTTCAACGAGTATGCGAAGCCGATTATGACGGTGGCTAAGAGCGAGTTGATTGAGTTGGGTCTTAAGCCTGCGCAGCGATTTATGTATGAGTGGCTACGCGGTTTTCTCCCTCTCCCTCTGGTTGGGTGTTCGGTTGATCAATTGTACAAGGCGTTCTGTCATTGGTGCCGGTTAAACGGCGTCCGGTTTGTTCCCGAGAAAATCCCTTTTTGTTCTTCCGCCAGGAAGGCGCTGGATACTACTTCGTTGCGTATTAAGGATGGCGGGCCTCCGATGGAGGTCAAGAACGTGCGGTTGCCATTCTCGCGCAATGAGCAATCGCAGGTGAAGATGTGGATTCCGTCCAAGAATGGGCCGAAGGAAGGGGAAAAAATCGGGGAGTGGGCGGTCAGTGCTATGACTGTTTTTGATAGCGCTTTGAGTAAATTTAAGGGGGGTGATGGCTATGAGAGCTAGTGCCGCCGTGGTTGTTACGGTGTTACGCAAAAGTTACGGCAGAGTTACGGCTGTAACCCGCGCCGTTGTTAGTGTTACGGCATTTTCTCACGTGCTCGCGTATGCATTTCGTTTTTTTGTTGCTCCAATATTTTATTGCAACAAATCGAATTGTTTTTCTATATGGGAAAATAATAGCCGTAACACCGTAACATTGTTATTTATTAAATACTTATACCGTAACTATGCCGTAACTTTTGCGTAACACCGTAACTTTATTAAAAACATGGGAAAAGAGTTAGTGAGAGTTAAGTGCGGATCAAAAGAAGAATTCCGGGCTATGTTTCCTGAAGTTGCAGCGGTTGCCGATGTGGTGCGGGCTGAGTTTGGTGCTGGTGTTAAGTTGATTTACGCGGAAGAAAATGGCCGCAGCATCGGTAAGCGTTCGGTTACTGATCCTGAGCGGACGGTTAAGTTGAGTGAGATGGTGCTGGATTCGCGCCCGTATGTTGAGATTGTGGCTGAGCGTGAGAAGGGGAAACGACGTGCGAAGTAGTGCTGTTCCTCATTTCATGTACGGCGATCCGGCGGATGTGGTTGAGCGGTTGCAGATGGATCGGCTTGGGTGTCGTGGGTGTGTGTCTCATAGAGTGGTGTTTGATCGGGTGTTGTGCGGCGATGTTCGGAACGAGACGCAGCAGGCTGGCGTTCCGCGCATCGGTCATCGGTGTAAGTGGTTCGTTGAAAAATAGGAGTGTGCGCGATGAGTATTTATGAGTTGGATGGTGGTTCGGTTGATTCGCGGTTGCGGCGTTGGGGTGCGTGGAAGATGCAAAGCGGCGTTGCGCTGGGATTCCCGTCTCAAGCTGCATTCATGCGGTTGGTTCCGGCGAGTGATAATCATGAGCGGTTCGGTGAGATTGATCATGAGTGTATCGAGACCAACGAGGCTGTCGAGTTGTTGCCGTTGATTCCGCAGGTTGTGATCCGCGTTGAGTATGTGCTGGCGTATAGTTCTGTTGCTGCCAAGGCGCATCAGTGCGGCATCTGCAAGCGTTCGTACCATAATTATTTAGCCGACGCTAAGAAAATGTTTGCAAACATCTTGAATAAAAACTTGCGTGTCGTGCACGATTCTAGTATAAATATGGCAAATTGTTCGTCAGTGCGTCCAATGACAGCGTAATACAAATTAAAAATCACCAAAGCCAGCCTTAGAGCTGGCTTTTTTTATGCCTGTTTCAGCCCTCAAACCATGTGCTTATGCCGGTTGCAGTGTGCTGATTCGTGGATCAAGCAGGTGCGATAAGCATAAGTCAGACTTAAAAAGGATATTTGATCAAGTCCGCGGTTCTGCTGCTGATCGCGGGTATGGTTCAAAGTGGCGCAAGGCAAGAGAAGGATTCCTAAGTAAGCATCCGCTGTGTGTTAAGTGTGAGGATGCAGCACTTGTCGTTGATCACATCATTCCTCATAAGCTTGATGCTGCAAAGAAGAGTGGTGACCCTGTAAAGATTGCCGAAGCAAGTTCATTGTTTTGGGATCGAGATAACTGGCAGCCGCTGTGCAAATCTTGTCACGATAAAAAAACTTCCATCGAAGATGGCGGATTCGGTAGACGGGGGCGGGTTAAAAGTTGAGCGCAATTTCATTAGAGACCGTTCGTTTCATCAAATTTTTGTGAGCGGGAAATCATAGGGGGGGTATATCGCTCCCATGGGTGTTAAAAATGGGCAGAAGAAGACTACCGGCAAATGTGCACATGTTGCACGGTAACCCCAGCAAGAAACCGCTCGGTGAATTACTTGGCGGTGTGCATCCTGAAGTTGAAATACCAAACTGCCCAGGGCACCTGGTTGCCGAAGCGAAAAAAGAATACAAGCGCGTCACGGCTGAGCTAAAAGCGCTCAATCTCATATCGAAAATTGACCGCGCAGCGATCGCAGCATACTGCGCCGCATGGGCAGAAGTAGTCCATTGCGAAGAAAAAATACAGAAGCTCAACAAGGAAGACCCGAAAGGCGAGAAGGGCTATGTCGAATCTACCCCGAGCGGATACAAACAAATGTCCGTCTGGGTGCAAATCCGGAATCGCGCATACGAAAGAATGATGCGTTTCGCCTCAGAATTCGGAATGTCTCCCAGCTCACGCACCAAAGCAACACCGAGCAGCAATCAAGCAAGCCTGCCTGGTTTTGAAAACCCACAATCGAACGGATGGAACGCCCTGTAAATTACTATGTCTCGGCGGCCATCCAATATGCGGAACAAGTATTAAGCGGTGAAATCCTCGCGTGCAAATGGACGAAGGCAGCATGCCGCCGTCAGCTCGATGACCTGAAATTTGCTGGCTCTGACAAAGAATATCCATACGAATTTGACATTGACGAAGCAGAATACGTCTGCAAATTCATTGAGCTGCTACCACACGTCAAAGGCAAGTGGGTAGGCGAAAAAATAAAACTCGAGCCGTGGCAGATATTCATCATCACCACGGTGTTCGGCTGGTACAGCAAGGCTGACAACAGCCGCAGATTCCGCACCGTATACATCGAAGTCCCGCGCAAAAACGCGAAAAGCACGCTCACCAGTGGCGTATCGCTCTACATGCTCACCGGTGACAACGAACCGGGCGCGGAAATATATTCAGCCGCGACAACCAGAGACCAAGCGCGCATCGTATTTGAAACCGCGCGCCTCATGGCGAAATCCGATGCCGGCTTCCGCAAACGCTTTGGCGTAGCGGTGCTGGAACACAGCATCTACGAAACAATAAACTCAGGCAAATACGTACCGCTCTCTGCGGAAGGATCTACGCTCGACGGTCTCAACATCCACTTTGCCAGCATCGACGAACTGCACGCGCACAAAACCCGCGCAGTGTTTGACGTACTCGAAACCGCAACCGGATCAAGAGAACAACCGTTAATTTGGGGAATAACAACCGCAGGATTCGACCGCAGCGGAATTTGCTACGAACAACGCAACTATGTCACCAGCCTGCTCAATGCGACGCTATTGAAACACGACGGACTAGGTTACCCAGTAAAAGGAAACGTAGCGCATGACGAAACCTACTTCGGCATCATCTATACAATAGACGATAGTGACGATTGGACGGACCCTAAATGCTGGATAAAAGCGAACCCAAATTACGGCATATCGGTATCAGAAGTCGACATAGAAAAGCTCGCGAAGAAAGCACAAAAAGTCACATCCGCAAGAAATAATTTCCTTACAAAACGGCTCGATGTCTGGGTAAACGCATCAGAAGCTTGGATGGACATGGTCAAGTGGGAAGCCTGCGCTAATCCTGAAATAAAACTCAGCGACTTTGCCGAGGAGAAATGCTGGATCGGCATGGACCTTGCGGAGAAAAAAGACTTTGCTGCAATCGTACTGGCTTTCTGGCGCGAAGGAAAACTGCACGTATTCCCGAGGCTATACCTAAACGATGACCGCATCGAAAGCGGAGAGAACGATCAGTACGAAGGTTGGAGAGAAAACGGCCACATCATAGGCAACGAAGGTGATATCACCGACTTCGATCAGATCAAAGATGACCTGATCGCATTCAGCAAACAATTCGATTTGCAAGAAGTGCCTTATGACCCGGCCTTCTCACCGTACTTTGCAACCAAGCTGATAAACGATCACAGCATCCCGATGATAGAAATGCGGCAAACAAGCCTGACATTCACCGCCGCCATCATCGAATTGGAAAACCTGGTGTTAGAAAAGAAACTCGTATTTGACGGAAATCCGGTACTGACCTGGATGATGAGCAATGCAGTCATATCGACATCCAAGTTCTCAAACCTGAAGAGCATCTCAAAAGAACGCGACACCAACAAAATAGACGGCATCATCGCGCTACTGCTGGCACTAGCCAGGGCGATGACATCCGAACGCGAAGAAAAACCGGGAATAATGATTCTATAAACCTCAATGGCATTCTCACTCTCATCATTAATGCCGTGGGGCAAGAAAAGCGCCACAATCACGAATGCTGGCGATCTCTACAAAGCGCTTTTCGGCCAATCGATATCCAGCAGCGGCGTATCGATAACGCGAGACACAGCATTTCGGGTAAGCACTGTATTTGCCTGCGGCCGTGTCATTGCTGAAGGACTGGCGCAAGTGCCGCTGAAATTGCATAAAAAACGCGTGGGAGGGAAGGGATCTGACATCGCGGAAGAACACCCGCTCTATGAATTGCTCAGCTTGAAACCTAACGCGTGGCAAACATCCTTCGAATTTCGTGAGCAAATCGGACTGCACCTCTCGCTGCATGCCAATGCCTACGTGTATAAAGTGCGCGGCCTGCGCGGGAAAATTGTTGAACTGCTGCCGTTTGCACCGGAATCAGTGCGTGTGATACGCGACGGCTGGGATCTGCGCTACGAAGTCTACGACAGCAAGAACAGAAAAATAGAAGTACCGCAGGAAGATATGTGGCACATTCGCGGCCCGTCGTGGGACGGCGTCGTCGGCATGGACTCGCTCAAACTGGCGCGCGAAGCAATCGGCCTTGCACTTGCTGCGGAAAAGCACAGCGCGAAAATGTTCAGCAACGGGACCCGCCTCAGCGGTGTTCTGACTTCCGACTCGGGTTTCAACAAAGAGGTATCGGATAACATTCGCAAGGCTTGGGAGGAAACGCAAGCCGGTATCGACAACGCCTACAAAACAGCCGTGCTGTTTGGTGGATTGAAATGGCAACCGACCAGCTACAGCAGCGTAGACGCACAGCATCTTGAGCAACGCCGGTTCCAAGTGGAAGAAATCTGCCGTGGCGCGCGCGTGTTGCCGATCATGATCGGTCACGCGGACAAAACACAGACATATGCCAGCGCAGAGCAAATGTTTCTTGCACACCTGGTGCACACCATGATGCCGTGGTATACGCGCATTGAACAATCGATATCAGTAAATTTACTGACGGAAGAAGAGCGCAAGCAAGGATATTTTCCGAAACACAACGTCAACGCGCTGATGCGAGGAACATTCACCGATCGCGCCAACTACTACACCAAACTCTACGCCGTCGGTGGACTGAACCCGAACGAAATCCGCGAATTTGAGGACATGAACCCATACGAAGGCGGCGATGAATACCGCGTGCCGATGAATATGGAAGTGCCTGGCGATACGACGGCAAATAGCTCTAGTGATACAGCAAATCAAGGAACGAACAATGCCAACAGCGATACAACACCTTAACTGTAACCTGATGGAACTGAAATTCGCATCTGGCGATGGTGCGGATGTAACGGCAGAAACAACCGAAATGCGGTTCACCGGTTACGGCGCCGTATTCGGTAATGTTGACAGCTACGGTGACTCTATCCAAAAAGGCGCGTTCAAGGAAACAATCCGCGAAGCGAAAAAATCCGGCATCTGGCCATCGCTATTGTTGCAGCACGGCGGCTGGTTCGGCTCCGCCGAAGACATGACGCCGATTGGCATCATTAGCGACATGGAGGAAGATGACGTAGGTTTGAAGATGGACTCTATCCTGGCGGATATCGAACGCGGCCGCGATGCATACACGCTGCTGAAAATGACACCGCGCCCGGCGATTAATGGATTGTCGATTGGATACATCCCGCTCGAATGGAAAGAAAACCTGAAGCCGCAACCGGGTGACCCGTACCGGACATTAACAAAGATCAAGCTGATGGAAGTGTCTCTGGTGACATTCCCAGCAAATACCGAAGCCCGCGTTACATCGGTAAAAAGCGGGCTGGATATCAGAATAGCCGAAAAATCCCTGTGTGATGCCGGGTTTTCTCGCAGTGAGGCAAGAGCGATTTTGGCTCACGGTTTCAAATCCATCGCAAATCAGTGCGACGCTGACGAAATGGATCAATTAATAGCGCAGGTGAAGCGAAATATCGCTATTTTCTCCAACAACTAAACGAGGAATCAAATGAAATTTCTGATCAAGTCCAGATTGTGGACATTCGTTCTTGTCGCGTCGGTTACGTTCTTTATTTCCACAGCCACTGGCGCGCCATTCATATCGCCTGAGATGCTGGCTCCAGCGGCAGCATTGCCTTTTATGATGGGGGAAACATCCGGAATCGGCGATCTAAAAGACCTGCTGGAAAAACAGGGCAAAGCATTTACTGATTTTAAAGATGCAAACGACCAACGTCTAAGGGCTATCGAATCGAAAGGCTATGCGCCAACGGATGTGGTTGAGAAAGTGGAAAAGATCAACGAAGAACTGACGCAACTGGGCAAAGACATTGCCGAAGTGGCGAAAAAATCCAACCGTCCCGCTGTCACCGGCGGAAGCATTCTCACGCCGGAACAAGAGGAATACAAAACCGCGTTCAAAAATTTTATGCGCAAGGGCGGCGATACCTCGCAGCTCTCCGCGCTGGAACGAAAAGCGCTTGGCCGTGGTTCTGATGTAGATGGCGGGGTGCTTATTCCTGTCGATATGGAACAAGCAATTGACCGTGTTGCAAGCACAATGTCCGCGATGCGTCTTGTTGCAGATGTCCGCGTGATTGGTTCCGCGTCGCACAAAAAGCGAGTGAAGACCCGTGGCACTGCGGCACGTTGGGTCGGGGAGAGCGAAACCGGTGGAGAAACTCAGAATCCACAATATGCAACGATTGAGATCAATGCGAATGAGATGGAAGCAGAGCCATGGGTGCTGAATGACACCCTTGAGGATGCTGACTACGATCTGGAATCTGATGTTTCTGACGAGGCGTCTATATCATTCTCAGAAGCGGAAGGCGATGCGTTTATAAATGGCGATTCTGTGAAAAAGCCACACGGAATTGTTAAATATCCAATTGTTGCAAACGCAAGCTACGTCTGGGGAAAACTGGGCTACATAGCGTCCGGCGCATCCGGTGATTTCGCTGCTTCTAATCCGTCTGATAAGATCATTGATCTGGTTCATTCTCTTAGACAAACGTACAGAAACGGCGCTGTTATGCTCATGTCTGACACAACACTAGGAAAAGTGCGTCAGATAAAAGATGGTTCCGGGCAATTCTATTTGTTTCAGCTCGATCCAACGGGACAGTATGCCGGCCTTGTTCAGGGCGTGCCAGTTATTGTTGATGACTATATGCCTGTTATTAGCGCAAATTCTTACTCAATCGCATACGGCAATTTCAAGCGCGGGTACCGGATTGTTGACCGTCGCGGAATAGCGTTGATCAGGGATAACATCACGGCAAAAGGCACGACGAAATTTAATTTCCGTAAACGTGTTGGCGGCGGAATAATCAACTTCGAGGCGATCAAGCTGATGAAGTTCGCATCCAGCTAATCTGATTTGTCTCTGACATGCCCGCTCACGCGGGCTTTTTTATTTGTTAAATAGAGGAAATAAAAATGCGTGATGGACACAACAATATTGATCTGAAACGCGTGATCAGCCCGGTATCTGTCGCTGACAACACCGCACAAGTCGGGCAAATCATCGACCGGCAGGGGTTCAACACTTTAGAGTATGCGATTGCTACCGGATCGATTGGGGATGCTGACGCAACCTTCACCGTGTTGCTGGAAGAAAGCGACGATTCAGGCATGTCCGGCGCCACTGCTGTGGCAGACGCTGACCTGCTTAGCACAGAAGCGCTGGCTGGATTTCAGTTTGACGATGACAATGAATGCCGGAAGCTCGGATATAAAGGCAACAAACGCTACACGCGCCTGACGATTACGCCAGCGAACAACGCCAGTGCTGCATTAATCAGCGCCATTGCAATCCTTGGCCGTCCGGGAAACATGCCAACAACAAATCCACCGGCATAATTTGGTAAGTATATGTTCCGTCTGCTTCGGCAGCGGAACATAACAGCGTTCTATTTTACCTATGGTGATTAAATGAAGATAAAGGTCAACGGGAAACAGTTCGAATTCGGGAAGACGCAAGGACATCAATCATGCAAGATTGGATTCGAAAAAGTTTGTGAACTTGCTGGATGCAAAACTTCCGAAGTCGAAGAAATAACTTATAAACATAAAACCGGCGAAACCGGTTCATTGCTGCCCGGCGTTAAAGTGGTTGCTTTTGAAGGCACGGCGTTTGTTACGAGAACAAAATCTGATAAATAAATATTATGTCAAAAAAACATAAAGAATCTGGTGCAGGAATAGAAACACAACAAGCCCGCGTTCTCGGTGGCTTCACACTCGACGGCATTGACTACAACCCGAACGACATCATCGAATCCGATCCCGAACTAATCCGTTCGCTCGGTAGTTCAGTCGATACATCTTCAGATGCGGTTAATTACTGCCTGGGCCTGGAAAAGCCAGTCATCAAGCAGCACCCATACAACAAGCCGCAGCCTGTTGAGCAACCAGAAACAGAGCAACCAGCCGCTGAAGAAGAGCAACCAGCAGCTTAATAACCGCGATGCCAGAAAAACTCATCACCGCGCCAACGACAGAACCGTTGACGCTGGCAGAGGCGAAAGCGCATATGCGCGTAACGATCAGCGCGGAAGACGCGCTCATCACCTCGCTGATCGTGACTGCGCGGGATTTGTGTGAACGCGAGACCGGGCGCGCGCTACTGGCGCAAACCTGGGAGCTGTCGCTGGATTGTTTTGATGATGAGATGCGGCTTGGCCGCGCGCCGGTGCAGAGCATTACCAGCGTGAAATACACCGACGCAAACGGCGCAGAACAAACGTTAGCGAATACTGAATACGTACTCGACAACGCCAGCCATTATTGCGCGCGCGTCGTGATCGCGGCAAACAAAACATGGCCCAGTGTGCAAAGCGGCAGCATCAACAGCGTGCGCATCCGCTACGTTGCCGGATATGCCGATGCCGCCGCCGTGCCGCAAGCGCTCAAACAATGGATGCTGCTGCAAATCAGCCATTGGTACCGCAACCGCGAATCGGTGAATATTGGCAGCAGCGTCAGCAAACTTGAATTCGTCGACAACCTGCTGAACGCATACCGGATTTACAACCTGTAACCATGCCAGCACCCGGCGCAGGCCAACTGAACAAACAAATCACCATCCAGCAACGCACCCAAACCAAGGACGCGGAAGGCGGCATGGTCGATGCGTGGACGGATTTTGCCGCGAATGTGTGGGCCAAGGTCAACAATCTATCCGGAAACGAGAACTCAGCCACGGCAAAAGGCGGGGAAAGACTCGAGGCGCGCACGGAATTCACCATTTATTACATTGATGGCGTCACCAACAAAATGCGCGTGAGCTCCGGCGGCAAATACTACAACATCCGCTTTGTTAATAATTACATGGAAGCAAACGAATACCTAATCATCACCTGCGACACGGGGGGGAACGATGGCCGGTAATACAAAAATATTGGGCATTGCTGGGCTGCAAAGCAAGTTCCTCGAATTGCGTCAGGATATGACTCTGAAAACCGCCCGGCGCATGGTTGCTTCTGGCGGCAGTGTGTTGAAGAAAGAGGCTAAGGCGATTGCGCAATCGCACGGATTTAAGAAGTCTGGGGCATTGATCCGCAATATTGCCATTAAGCGCGAGCGTGATGCGCCGACAGGAATGGAACAATACAACTTGGGTGTGCGACATGGGCGTGACTTAACGAAGAAGGCAAGAGAAAATAGTCCTCTTGAGCTGAGGAAAGGACGCGTGCGGTATGCGGACGATCCATTCTATTGGAGCTTTTTGGAATTTGGCTGGATTCCAAGAGGTCCTGGTAATGCCTTGCGCGGTGGAACCGTGAAAAAGAAAGCGATCAGACAGGCTCAAAGTAATAGAAGAATACCTGGTAAACCATTCATCCAGCCAGCCCTAGAAAACAAACAACAAGAAGCCATTGCCGCCATGCAAGACCGGCTTGACAAAGATTTAGCTAAATACAAATAACCCATGACCATCGGAACTACCATCACCACGTCTTTGACCGCGGTGCTGGCAAACGCGTGGGCGGTCGAACTGCCGCCGGAACCAACCTTCCCGGCCATCGTGTTCGAGATCGACAGTACGCCAGAACCCGGCTGGGTGCTGGGCGGCGGCTACACGCAGCACGTTGTCACAGTCACGGTGTTTTCCAAAACGCGCACGGAACTGATAACCCTCAAAAATTCCGTGCAAACGGCAATCGAAGCAATCGCCGGATTCATCACCGAAGAAGAAAGCGGCGATGCGCAGTTTGAAGACCTGCCCGGCGTGTATGCGTATTTCCAGAATTTCAGAATCAGAACAGCAACCTAAACAGGAGAAATTGACATGAGCGGTAAGCTGATGCGAAACGTTGTCCTCACGATCAAAGAGGAAACCACTTACGGCACGGACGCCACACCGACCGCGTTGGCGAACTCCATCCTGGCGAAAGTATCCGATGCGCAGCCGGTGGTAGCGGAATTCAATGAGCGCGGAAATGCCCGGCCTTATCTTGGGTCGGCTGGAAAAGTACAAGTCTCAGCGCATTCCGAAATATCGGTGGACGTTGAGCTTGCCGGGGCATCCGCCGCCGGTACCGTGCCAGGCTGGGCCGCGTTGCTGAAAGCCTGCGGTTTTGGTGAAACGATTGTCGCGTCAACCAGTGTCACGTACAAGCCGGTTTCCAGCGGATTCAAGTCCGTCACGATTTATTATTATCTCGACGGCCTGCTGCACAAAATGGTCGGTTGTGTGGGTAGCGTGTCCATGCAACTCAATGCGCGCGGCATACCGATGCTTTCGTTCAAATTCATCGGGCTGTATTCCTCCACATCGGATACACCACTACCTACCGATTCCGATTTCTCCGCATTCCTGGCGCCTGTTGCAATCAACAAAATAAACACCACGGCATTCTCGCTGCATGGATATTCTACGCCATTTGACACATTTTCAATCGATATCGGCAATCAGGTTGTGTATAGCAACATGCCGAATCTTGAAGAAGTTATGATCAGGGACCGCAAAGCGAGCGGCAGTATCACTATTCCGCAAACTACGGTTGCAGCTAAGGCATGGCATAGCCTGGTGAAAAATGGAACGCTCGATGCATTCTCGATGACGCACGGCAGCGTTGCCGGGAATATTTTCACGATCAGCGGGCCGAAAGTGCAGCTGTCGGACATCAAAGAATCCGAAAAAGACGGCGTTGCCATGTATACGCTTGGGCTTGATTTCCAGCCGAATACCGGCAACGACGAACTATCGATTGCCATCACATAGTGACTTGTAGTTATCAAGCATTACTTGAAGACTCGCCGATATTATTCAAATCAGGAAAAATAAAATGGCATTCAAAATTACTAAAAAACCAACATTCAGCGCTCAGGTTGAGGTTTACACACCGAACGAAAAGTGCGGTCATGATTTGTCGAAATTCACCGCGCAGTTTAAACGCTGCGATATGCAGGCGCTGGATAAGCTGCGGGAAAGAAAACAACCCGAAGTGATGCGCGAAGTGCTGGCAGGCTGGGAGGATTTCAACGATGAGGAAAATAATCCCGTTGCGTTCACCCCGGAAAACCTGGAAATCCTGATCAACATCCCGGAAGCGCTGCAAGGTCTCTCACTGGCGTTCTGGGAAAACGTCGTTAAAGCCCGCACAAAAAACTAGAAGCGGTTGCCCGCTACTGGGCGGGTGACCGTAATCCAACTATTGGCGTTGATCAAAATGTCATTGACGGCCTCATCGCAGGCGGCGCGCCGCCTGAAATTATTCGGCTGGCTGAGGCAAGATTTAACCAATCGCAGACGGATGATTGTGATGTATGGCCGGAAAACTGGCGCGCCGTGCTGTTGTTCCTCGCGTGTGGAACGCAATGGCTGTACGCACCATCAGGAACACCGCTAAGCATCAATTATTTATCGTTAGAAACCATCATGAATGCGCAACACATCAGACAGCACCGCCGCAAATCGCTGCTGAACGACGTGCGCATCATGGAAGAAACCGCGCTCTCTGTTTTTAGGGAAAAAGAATAGTGTCCGCACTGGGATCGTTAGTTGTCAAACTCGCGTTAGACTACGCTGAATACACGCAAGGTCTCGACCGAACCAGCCAGGAAGCGCTCAAGTTCGCCCAAAATTCGCAGAAGAGTTTTGACCAAGCCGGGAACAGCGCGAAAGAATTCCTGGGTAATGTTGCCGGGAATGTGGCCGGCGCAATTGCCTCCGTGGTTGGATTGAATGCGGCATTTGCCGGGGTGCGGGAGTCTATCAATATCCTCGATAGCTTGGATGAAACCGCGCAGAAAACCGGATCGAGCATTGAAGATTTATCCAGAATCGCGAAGGTCGCACGGAATTTTGGCGATGCGTTTGAGCCGATTGAACAAGCCATCGTAAAACTATCCAAGAATCTGGCGGATATCGATAACCCCAGCAGCGATGCAATCCGCGCACTGGATGCCATTGGCGTATCAGCGCGCGATAACGAAGGCAAGCTGAGAACATCGGCAGCGGTATATATCGATGTTGCCAGAGCGCTGCAGGGTTATGAAGATGGCAACCAGAAAGCCGCAGTAGCCACCGCGCTATTTGGCAAATCCGGCGCCGAACTATTGCCAGCAATCAATAATCTCGCGCAGGGCATCGGAGATGTCACGGCCATATCGGACGAATACACCCGGCAAGCCGGGCTATTTAACGACCAAGTTGCGAGAGGGAAAGCGCGTGTCAACGAACTCTATGAGTCGATGGCTGTGGAGCTGCTGCCCACGCTCAACATCATCGCCGCGGCGGTTAATAACTCATCTTCCCAGTTCGATGTATTTTCGTTTGCCAGCAATGCCGCAAAAGTTGTGCTGAAAGGTCTGGCCATTGCTGGCTATACCGTTGTCGATATGTTCAATACGGCCGGGCGCGGACTCGGTGCATGGGCGGCGCGAGTAGAGGCACTAGCACGGCTTGATTTCGAGGGTGTTAGGACCATCGGACAAGCATTTGCGGAAGATAACAAAAAGTCGGTGGAGGAATACCGCAAGTTTTTTGACACCGTGATGAACGGTGAAAAGCAAATAGCCTCCGCCATCGACAATGGCGGAACGAAAAAAGCGCTTGAGTTCCAATTGAACCTGCCGCCAGCCATTGACCGCACAACGCAATCGCTCGAAAAGCAGGGCAAAGCGTTTGACATGGAGCTGTACAAACTGCGGCAGTATCAGGATGACGCGAAACGCGCGCGCGATATCACCGCAAGCGTTGCCACACAGCAAGAGCAATACAATCAGAAACTGGAAGAGCTCGAACGGCTGAAACCCTACCTCAGCGTTGAAACCTACAGCCGCGCGCTGCAAAAAGCTCAGGATGAACTGGGTGGCGTCAAAGATACCGCACAGAAAACATTTAATGACATTGATCAGTACGCGGTACAAGCCTCGCGCAATATTCAAACCTCGCTGGCTAATTTCCTGTTCGATCCGTTCGACGATGGCCTGAAAGGAATGGTGCAAGGCGTCGCAAACGCCGCCCGCCGCATGCTCGCGGAATTCGCCGCGATGCGCATATCCAATGCAATCGGGCTATCCAGCCTATTCGGCCTGGGCAGCAGTGCAGCCAGTGCATCAGCGGGTGCAACTGGTGCCGGTGGTGGCCTGAACCTGCTCAATGTTGCCAGCGCTGGCAGCGGTTTGATGAATTTGTTCAAGGGCGGTTTCGGCGCAACCAGTTTATTGAGTTCCGTGGGCGGCATGTTGCCGGGTTCCGCTGGTGCGTTTTTTAGCGGCATGGGTGGCGGTGCAATTGCCGGTGTCTCCAGCCCGGCGGCATTGGCCGGTGCTTCGTTCGCGCCGATACTCGGGCCAGCCGTTGCGCTATTCGCTGCCGATGCAATTACCCGTATGATTGCCGGTGATAAAACAATCAGCAATAACGGCATCTGGAAAGCAGTCAGTAGCATACCGGTAATCGGTATCGTGCCGAATCTCATCAATGCGCTGTTCGGTCGTGGCCCGCTGAAACAAAAGGAAACATCGCTAACCGGTGCTATCGGTCTGGATGGATTCGAGTCGGGCATGCTGCAAGCAAGGTTCGAAGCCAAAGGCGGGCTGTTCCGCAGCAACAAAACGGACTTTGCCCGTGTGGACGCGGTAACCGGCGAAATATGGACGGACAATCAGAAACAGCTTGGTGCATTCGCGCAAGGCTTATCCAAAGCATCCAAGGAAATATTTGGCGCGTTTAACGATACGGCTAAACAAACTTCCGAAACACTCAAGCAGGTCGGCATGGACTTGGGCTTGAGCAACGACGCGCTCGCCGGATTCAGCTACCAGATTAATCTGGTATCCGAAAAAGGCAAGATGTTGACCGAAGAGCAAATCGGTAAGGAAATCGAGAATATGACCGAGGCGATGGCGCGCAAGCTATTGCCCACGGTAGACGATTTTGCAAAACGTGGCGAGACAGCATTGCAAACAATCAGCCGCCTCGGTGCTGAATTTAACAGCCTATCCGATGCCGTATCGCTGATTTTCGGTAAATCCTCAGCGGATGCCAAAGCGATGATCAGCGGTACCAGTTTTGCAGGCCGCACCGCCTTTGTCGATGCCGCCGGTGGTACGGATGCGCTGGCGCAGAAAGCCGCGTTTTTCTCACAGAATTTTTTTACGTCAACCGAACTGCTGACCCAATCGCAAACACGCCTTGATGAGCAACTGCAAGCGCTGGGGCTGTCATCCGATCTGACCAAAGATCAGTTCAGAGGTCTGGTGCAATCGTTCGGCCAAGTCGGGGGAATCTCAGAAGACCTGCTGCAATCGATGCTTAATCTCGCGCCCTCGTTTGTGTCGGTGCGTGCGGCTGAAGAGCAACTTGCTGCTCAAGTGCAACAGCAACGCCTCGGGCTGGAAACGCAATTGCTGCAACTGCAAGGCAATACCGTTGAGCTGCGCCGCCGTGAGTTGGAAGCGTTGGATCCGGCGAACCGCGCATTGCAGGAAAACATCTATGCGCTGATCGATCAGAAGGCGGCTGCCGAATCGTCTGCCGCTGCACTCAAGAATAATTTGACCGGAGCATTTTCTGATTTGCAGAAATCGGTGGCGGAAGAGAAAACCCGCATAACCGATGCGTATAACAAAGCAGTCGAGGAATCGCAGGAACGCATCAATGGCGTAACAGCATCCATCGGGAAGCTGAAATCGTTATCCGATGCGCTGAAATCAACGGTTGATCAGATTCAGCCGCTAAGCCGCGATCAGGCTAAATATCAAATACTCAGCGCGATTAATGCGGCGAAACTGGGCGGCGGTTTGCCGGACGCGGACAGCCTGCGCAATGCATTGGGCGTGCTGGGTAACAGTCAAAATGTTTCCGGTTTTTCCAGCAGTTTCGATTTCGCGCGGGAGCAAGCCAAGACAGCAAACCTGATCACGGAACTGGGTGATATCACCGGCTCGAAACTCTCGACGGAACAACAGAATCTGTCCGCATTGGAAGATGCGCGCAAGTTGCTGGATGATGGATTCAAGCAGAAGGTCGGGCGTCTCGATGGCTTGCTCGAACAAGGGCAACAACAAATCGATGCGCTCAGCGGAATCAACAGCGGTATTTTCTCTCTGGCTGAAGCCATCGGGAGGTTCAACACGGCCAGCATCGCCGCCGGTGGAGGATCGATCAGCGGTGGTTACGGTAACCGGATTATCAGCAATCAGGACATTATCGATTATTTCAAAGTACCGCACACGCCGTCTGAAATCGCGCGTGATGCTGGCAAATACGGCGTTACTTCGCAGCAGATCATCGCAACTGGCCGGTTTACGCAAGCCGATGCGGATAAGTTCTTTTTGGATAACCCGGATATCCCGAGATTTGCTGCCGGTGGTTTTCATCGCGGCGGATTGAGAATCGTGGGTGAACGCGGCCCGGAATTGGAACGTACCGGACCATCCAGCATCACCAGCAACGGCGATTTGAAAGAGCTGTTGGGCAATAGAGAACTTATCAATCAGCTGAAAAAATTGATTAGCGAGATGGAAGAAAACACAAAATTCAACGAGCGCGTTTCCAACAAGTTGGACGCATTGACCGTAGGCGGGAATACGTTGAGAGTGAAGCAGGTGTCATGAAGGCATTCATCCCGATCGACATAACCGACGCGCGCTTTGTCAGCAGCACGATTGCAGAGCCTGATGTCTCCGAACCGGCGTGGAGTTCCGGTACTACTTACGCGGAATTCGATCAGGTCAGCGTGATCTCCGCAGACACGCACGATGTTTATGAGTCTCTGCAATCCAGCAACCTTAATCATAATCCTGCTACGTCTCCAACGTATTGGATACTCAAGAAGAAAACCAACCGGTTCCGGATGTTCGACTGGAACCAGGGCACAGCAAGTGTTGGCGTGTCTCCGCTGACTATGTCGGTACGTCCCGGTCAGCGGATCAGTGCGGTAATGCTGGAAGGCATGAAGGCGGCAACGGCGGTAATCACAGTGCGTGATGGCATCGGCGGCCCGGTAGTGTTGAGTGTAAGTGAAGACCTGCTCGCGCGTCGTGCAACCACGCCGTATGAGTTTTGCTTCACGCCATTTATTTACGATAAAGTTTTTGCGACATTCGATGTTCCGCCGATACTCGATCCTGTGGTTACAGTCACGCTGACGCATCCGTCCGGGACGTGTGAGATCAGCCGCTTTGCCACCGGATTAGCTTATTTCCTGGGTAATGAGGATTGGGGTTCTGAGGTCGACTCAGAGAATTACAGCGAAATTGCCTGGGACAAATACGGCAAAGCAACCCTGAACCCAATCCCGAGCATCCCCACGATGCGCATGACGCTGGATGCAAGACCAATTCTAATAAACAGAATTCAGCAGTTTAAGGAACTGGCCAACGGCCGCGCTGCGGTATGGTCTGCGATGCAGAAATTGAATGATTACGAGCAATCGCACGTTTTGTTCGGCGTGTATCAACGCTTCTCGATGGTTCCGGCAAATCTTAATCAAGCAAAATTTGATCTAACACTGAAAGGTATCTGATGCCAATCCCATTACTCAGCACGCCGCTACCCACAACATCGGGGATGACGGAGGAAGAATTTAATCTGTCGATGAATACTTTTATCGATGAGCTCACCCCGTATGCGCAGGGCGCTAATGCACTGGCTGAACAGGTAGAAGCGGCCGCCGCCCGTGCGGATTCTTCGGTGGCAGCATTGGCAAACACCGTCTGGATGTCCGGTACAAGCTACACAGCCGGGCAGGTGCGCTACAGCCCTATCGATTTCCTGAACTACCGCCGCAAAACCAACGGCGCTGGGACAACAGACCCCAGCCAAGACCTCACAAACTGGGAGCTGCAAACAGATACCAGTCTGGGCGGCGCTGAAACAACCAGCAGCGCAGTTGACATCACGCTGACATTTACCAGCGCGCGCCTGCAGGTCATCAGCATGACCGCACCGGGTAACAAGGTCACGAATCCAGCTGCTTCAACGTTGAAAAAAGGTACACCGGTTTTTGTATACAAAAATGCCGGTATCTATCGGTTCTCGGTACACAAAAATGGCGGCGGCTTCCTGTGCTACGTCAACCCCGGCCAAGTCGTTGCGGTGCACTGTTCCGATAACGGCTCTTCCGCCGGTGTCTGGCAAGTCAGCGGGCAGCGTATCGAACAGGTTTACAGCGGCAACACGGCAGAGGTGCTGAACGCCGTGGATTCTCGCTTTATTGCCGTTGCAATGTTGACGGCAACAAAAGCCATTTGCGCGTTTATCGATAACGTTACCGGGTACCCGAACGCTGTCGTACTCAATTACGGATCAGCTTCCGGCAGCACGGCGCAAATCACCGCAGAGGCCGCTGTGGACGTCAGCATTGCCGCGCAAACGAACAACCAGGCAACCGTTGTTTATAAAACATCGACCGGTGTAACCAAGGCCGTGGTGCTTGATATCTCATCATCAACGTTCACGCCTGGCACCGTCCGGCAAATCGACGGCGGGACAACCGGGCGGGGCACAGCTGTTGCGGCGCTTTCGTCGGCGCAATTGCTGGCTGTTTATTACGGTACTTCCGGCGGCGTGCCTAAAATGCGTGTGCTGGATATTGCATCCAGCGTGATTACAGAAAGCGCGGAGGTTACGGCCGATGGAACGAACGGTTCCGGGCTTTATTTAAGCATGCTGAAAGTTTCCAGCAGTAAGGCGCTGCTGGCGTTTCGCGATAACACCAACAAGAAAATGCAGCTGCGGCTGCAATCTGTCAGCGTATCGACACCGGCACCAACTGGCAGCGTGCTTGATCTATCAAGCGTAATGCCGGGTACCAACAATAATGTGCAATTCGGTGTGGTTGTTCTGTCCGCAACACGCGCCGTGGTTATCAGTTCGGCTGACCGCACATACTATGATTTTATCGCCGCGCTGATCGATATTTCCGGGACAACACCGGTACTGTTACGCACCCGCGTGTTTAATGCCGGGGTTACATCCAGCGTGCACGTGACAGCCACGAAACTGGATGCGAACAGTTTATACGTGACCTGGGCAGGCGGCTACAGTCCGGGTATTGATGGCGTCCGCATCGCGGTCACGGCTGACGATAATATCCTGCTGGGTGAAATATCGGAAAACATTGAGCCGGGCGTAACCGTATCCGGCGGATATGTTGCCTGCGCCGGACTCGACAGTACGCACGTGATGCAAGCGGTGCGTAACGCAAGTACCTACTTGAGCGCGAAAACACTTGAACTAGCCGCGTAATCATGAAAATCATCAAACGCATATCCAACAACGTTGCCATCTTTGCCGGGAACAATCTGGCAATCGAAAACAATGCATGCCGCGGCGATGGATGGACGTTTGACAAAATCGACGTAACGCTGCTCAAAGTCGAAACGGTCGACAGTATTCCGGATGGATTTGTCGGTGGCGGATGGACGTACCTTGACGGCGTTTGGACAGCCAATGAAATCGGCGAGCAAGCTTTGCTGCCTGAAAAACGCGCGGAAAAAATAGCCGAACTGCAAGCTGCCCGGGTGACGCTGGAATACTCAGACATCGATTACGCCGGACAGATGTGGAGCGCTGACAAAGATGCGCGCGCATTACTCGCGCAAGTGCTGGCGCCCGGCAGCGTAAATGAGAATGCCTACTGGCGCGATGCGGCCGGCACCAAACACACCGTGACTTACACGGACCTGCAAGCGCTGGGCCGCGCGATATCGGATCGCGGCTACGTTGCGGATGCAAACCTCGAAACAAAAGTAGCCGCCGTCATTGCGGCAGAGACAGTAGCGGAAATCGAATCAATCACATGGTAACCATAACGACGGAGGAACGCATGAAACCGGATCAATTAAAACAACTACTCGAAGCACAGCTCGAAAAAATACAGACCGCAATGAGTACATCGAGTGTGGTCGACGTAAAAAAGAATCTCGAAATTGCAATCGCAAAAGCAAAGATAGAAATTAACGATCATATCAGCACGTTTGAAACAGCCAACGCCAAAGCGGACGGCATCATAGACCCGCTGCTGGAAAAAGCGCAAAAAAGCCGGTTTACGCCGCTGCTGGTAGCGTTTCTGATCTTATCCGCAATGGCTGCCGGTGTTGCTATCGGCGTCCGTTTGTAGCATGGAAATGAACAACATGCCGATCAAAGACCCTACCACGTGGTCGCTTGCAACGTGGGCGCTGGCCGCCGGGATGGCGTTTGCTGGCGGATTTGTCAACTGGTACACAAAAGTGCGGCAGGGCCATACGCGCGTATTCAACATCGTTGAGCTGGTTGGTGAAATCCTCATCAGCGGTTTTGTCGGTGTAGCCGTGTTCATGCTGCTGGCCTCATACGATCAGCCAATGGGCGTATGCGCCGCCGCATCCGGTGTCAGCGGGCACATGGGCACGCGCTTGCTTTTTCTGGTTGAGCAACTCATATGCAGCAAAATTAAATCAAAAACCGACAAAGGTCAGTCATAGTAATCGTTGTCATCAATTAGTTTTTCGTAAAAACCCAAAGCCGCCTCGTGCGGCTTTTTATTTGCAGGGGACACCATGTCAGACGCAGTCGACATTCTTGGCAAAGATGAGGAAGGGAACATCACGGCAGGCACGACAGTGCAGAGTATCGGGCCGATATCGGTCTCTGGTAGATATCGGGTCACCGTCAGCGGTAACACAGTGTACATGCGCAATGCAATGTCACAAGCCGATGCGGAGACGTTGACGGGGCCCGCCGGTGCGGTGAAGGGCGCGGAAGTGTTTGGAGATAACTCGGATGAGATCATGCTGAATAAAGGTAGTTATCTCGCGTTTATTACATCGGCTGGAACGGCAACAGTACGCCTGCACTACATCAGGGGGTTCTGATCATGAAACGGATGAATTTCGTTAGAGCCAGCAGGTCTGGCAATGTGCCAACATTGCTGGTTGACTACGACGGTACCGAGTTATTCCCCTGCTCGTTGAAATGCCCGTTTTACGACGCGCTTTCTGCTATTGCAAATCCCGGGTTGTCAGCCAGGTTCGACGATGTGCCTGGGATGTGGTATTCGGACGGCGTGAGATGGCGGCCATTTGGCGGGAGAGTGGTTCTCAAAACAACGTACTATCACGATGTCGCTGCAACTCGCGCAACTTCTGTTACCTCTCAATGCAAAGTAAAAATTCCCTATTCGTTGCTCAATGGTTCATTGTTTCGCAACGGTGACCAAATAAAAATTCAGTCAGCCTACCAAAGGTTATTTCTCGATGCCGGTGATACTGCAAAATTTCTGTACCGCGGTATCTACGCCGGTAAAGATGCGAATACGCCAGCGAACAACACGCAGATTCACGAGCTGAACGTTACAACAACAAGCAACGACGGCGTGCCAGAGCATGAATTTTGTTTCCGCCGGATGGATTCAACAACAGTGCAAGTCCTTGGTGCTAACAATTTATTCAACATGTGGAACGGTCCGAGCGCGAGCGATCTTATGACTCCAATGGGTGTTTCTGACATCACCAACATGGACATGAACGACACGTATTTAGATTGGTGTCTGCGTTGGGGCGTAGCGCCAGCAGTTGATGCGGGCGTTCTTTATAACGCGCTTGTCGAATTCGTGGCAGCGGGAGAATAAAAATGACGATAAACAAAAAAACCATCATTAGCGGCATATCTGATTTGGAGCTGCATAATTTTGTACCGGCAAAGTTGTTTGCGTCAAACTTTGCGGCAAGCAGCGCAAAAGACAGTTTCGCTACCAAAACTTCCGGTTCAGCTCCATCTACAGCCTGGGACACAATATCGGGGATCGATAACAGCACCGGATTTACCTGGCCTGGGCAATCAGCAAACTTTCCGAATGCCATGCCCGGCGCTCCGCTCGATACAAATTGGTCAATGGTGCAATTGATCAATAACTATGCAACTACAATGGGGACAGTATCAAATTACGGCACGGCTGTTATACAAGATACAACCGGCCCGGACGGGACAACAGAGAAAGAACTTGCGCTGAATTTAATTGACACAGGGCAGCGAGATAATGGCGCTAACGTCGGATTCGGCGGTCAAATGTGGCTCACGCTTAATCGCATATCGAGTAGCACAGTCATCCCGGGCAGCGATATCAACGATATTTATGTGGCGTATTATTTTAAACACCCTGCGTCTATTGGCTCAACCCTGCCGAATAGCGGCCGATCCATAATTTCAGATTTTAAATCTGGCGGATATGGTGGACTGTATGGTGGCGACTTCAGGTTAGCGACAGCGATAGAAAAAGATTCTGCCGGAAATCTGCTGTGGCGTGTTATTGCTGACCGGAATGGAAATGGATCTGGAATAATTTCTCCCGATGGAATTAAACCGTTTGATACCAGCGGAAATTTTTGGTATTGGAAAGAGACCAATAAAGTAATTCCTGTCACTTTTAATGCCTGGCATAAATTTGAGCTTTACGTTCATCGTCACGCGACTAAGGGTATTTGCCTATGGGCGATTGACGATCAGATTGCATGTGCACACCAAGGGCGCACGCTAGGCGAATACGGAAATCAATGGGGCCGGTTTATGCTATTTGGGATATATCATCAAGGCGGCCCAGGCTCAGGCAGCATTGTTCGCCCTGAGGTTTGGGACTTTCCGAAGAACGGTTCTGTTCTGCAAGACCTTGCCCGCAAGATGCTGGCTTGGTAATAAAAAAAAGAGAATGAATCGGCCTGGCCATGCACAAACATGACCCAGCCACCGCAATAAAATAAACCGCTCCGGCGGTTTATTGTTTTATAGGAGTCTAAAAATCATGACCGGATACGCAACACTTATTCGATATGCCCTTTGGGCTGCGTTAATCATCGTTTGCGCGGGTTTTGTCTGGTGGATGGCATCAACCATCCATGACAACATTTTCGACGACGGCCGCGCGGCTGAGCGGGCGGAATGGCAGGAAAAAGAAATCAAACGCAAAGAGGAGCTGGCTCATGCCGTTGCCGATGCAGCAAGGGCGATGGCCAAAGAGCGTGAAAAACAAGTCGCAGGATTAACAGGAGCATTGAACGATGAAATCAAAGCACGTGAAAAACTTAATAACGATATTGCTGCTATCAACCGCACTAATCGCGGGCTGTGGATCGACGCCAAAAACTGCCGAAACCGCACCGCAGAAAGCGCAGGAAAAGTTGAAGGTGCCGAAGTCGGTAGTAGCGGAGCCGGTAGAGTCCGACTTCCCGAACAGGTTGAGAACGATCTTTGGCAACTCGCAGCAGACGCACAGCGAGTAGTTATTCAGTTTGATACTTGCCGGAAGACGTTGATGCCGTTGGTTGAGGTAATCCCTGATCCTGGTTAG